AGGAGGAATTAATCCCATAACTGCTAATGCACCAACACCCATGATTAATGCACCAACACCACTGGTCATAATCATACCTAGTACACCCATTAGAGTTGCAAGACCTAACATACTACCAAGAACTTTAAGCATGTTAACCTTACCAAACTCTTGCATTCCTTCGAATGCACCCATCTTTTGACCTAATGCAAATGCACCAAAGACACCAGTAAGACCAATACCAAATGCAGCTCCACCTACAACTAATGCTTTACCCATTGCAAATGCAGACTTACCAAATGCAGTCATACCAGATGCAACAGTCATAAGTGCAGCTCCAGCAGGAGCTCCAAGTGCAGCTGCAGTTACTAAGAATAGAGATGCTTTTTGGAATACAAATCCACCTTCTCCAGAATCACCTTCCATCTGGGATTCTGGTTCTTGTCCTGGCTGACCAGTAGTTGTACTGGCTCCAGTTTTCTTTTTGTCTCTAGACCCTTGTTCAAGTTTTTTGTTTGTTTTTTTCTGTTCGTTAAGGTTGGTTCGGTCTACCTTTTTCCTTCTTTTGGATTCGGTGATAAAGTTTTTAATACCCATCGTCATCCTAAGAAGTATCGATGCAAAACTTCTCTTAAGTAAATTAAAGATAGTTCCTAAGAAAGGAATTTGTTGTAGTATACCAGCTAGAGGGCCAAAGAGATTCATTACCTTGTCTAAATCACCTTTTAAATCATCTTTCAATGCACCACCAATTTGACCAGCAGTTAAAGAACCATTTTCTTTAATAGTGTCACCTATTTTCTTGAACAATCCACCAGCTGTTTTACCAACAGTTCGTTCAAAATTGTTTAAATTTCTACCAAACTTTTGTTGTTCTTCTAATTGTCTTTCTTGTAAGATAAGTGCTTCTGTTTCTTGTTTGAAAACTGCATCATTTTCTTGATTGGTTTCTTTTGCTAATTCTTTAAGGTCAGACAATCTTTCTCTAACCATTTCTAGTTTTTCAGTAGTTTTTGCAATTTGCATGGCAGATACTTTATCGAAACCAAGACTTGATTCCAATAGTGCAGCTCTTTTTGCACGAACAGTTTGCTCATCAGTAAGTTTATCACCTACATCTTTTAATCTCTCTTCAAAACTTTTAAATGCATCAACTTGTCCTTTGGTAGTCTGTGCTGTAGACTTCCTTAGAGAAGTGATGAGTTTGTTTATCTGATTCTGAGCTTCCTTTTCGCTTAAACCTTTATCTTCATCTGCCATAATACTATTTATCTATTTTTCGTTGTTAGTCGAATGTTCTTTTGCAGCGGAGTTAACATATAGTCCAAACCATGCAGCTCCAGCACCTACCAGAATACTGATAAGACCAGATTGTTCCATTGAAGGTTCTGGTAATTCCATGAACCAGATGGCTGCATAATACACTAAGAATATGTAAACACTTAAGAATGCACGAGGCCAGATTCTCCATGCATCAACTGTTCTTGCAAGGTGAACCCACTTCTGCCATGGATTTACTGTGTCGTTTGCTTTTAAATCTCTTATCTCATCTTTAAGGGCACCATTCTCTTGAATCATCTCCATAAACTTCGATAAGTCCATTTCGACTTCGTTTCGACTCATGTCTCCACCAAATCTATCTCTGTCATCACTCATAATACTCTCCTATTAAATATGTGATTATTTATTCTGTTGTTGTTTCATCTTCAACTCCTCTTCTTCAAGGTGTTGAACGAGAAGAGAAACATATATTTCCCTTTCCCATTGATGCATATCATCTAACTCAGTTAACGACCATCCATGATGTTGGATTAGTCCAAAGTTTGTGTTTATGTAATTTGCAAGTGTCTCATGAGAAAGGGCTATGCGAAAAAATTCTGGATTCCTTCTAATAGCATCTTATTCGGATGACCACACTTACTACATCCATAATCTACAGTCTTTGTTAACTTAGGAAGGTCTTGAAACCATTCCATCATATGATTAAACTGTTCTATAGACAATTCATCAATAAAATCTTGTAACTCTTTGTCAGTAAAATCTGCTCTCTGATGTACATCGTTCTCATCAAATATAGACTCGATTGAACGAGTTAATATGGTGAAGATTTCTGCTGTACCTATCTCTGCTTTTTTACCCATAATATCTGTAACATCTCGGAAACTAGGTACTCGTAAGTTAACACCTACAGTATCAGTTATCATAACTTTAGGGTCTCCAATTTTACCAGTAACTTCAATTTCATTGATGTCAACTTCTACTTCTGTTGTTCCATCGCACTCTGGTTGATTCTCACAACCAAGAATCACTTTAGTTTTTTCTCCAACAGACTTTATACGAGTTTGTAAAAACAAATACTCCAAGTCTGTGTTTGCTAGGTCTTTTATAGTGTAGTTTTCTTCTAAAGTACTACACGAGTCCACTAGATTAATAACAGTATGTGATACTGTTTTAGTATCTCCATCTTCTAGTGCTTGAAGTAATACTTTCTGTTCACCTACAGTGAATGGTCTGTATTTTGCTTCAATTCCAGAAACAGGGAGTTTACAAAAATACTCAATGGTATTTAATTTAGGTAATGCCATAATATACTCCTATATCTTAAAAGATTGCGTCTTCAATCTTACCTCTAATCTTATTTCCAAACTTATTTATATGTTTATCTAAGAATCCCATCATAAGGTTGTCTGGTTTAGTATTCATAAATTCAGTATGATAATATCTATATCTGAATTGTGTATTGAATTTTAATACATCTGCTGATTCTTGTGATAATGCAGAAACACCTATTTGAACTGGAAATGCATCAGTCATTATACAACGATAGTTTACTCTACCAGCTTTATTTAATGCTTCTACATATATTACACCAGTGTAATCATCATGAAATCTTGAATGAAATGCTCCAGATGTTCCATTTGATTGATAACTATTCATAGTGCCTTGCCACATTTCAACTAATTGTCTTTCTTCAAAATCATTTGTTACTAAGAACTCACAATCAAACTGGTCATATTGTGGTTTATGTGGTATTGCTCTTTTAGGCCCATACTCTGAATCTTCTGTTGTAAAGAATCCTCGGCCTGGAATTCCAGCACTAGTACATTTAATTCCTTTTATTGCAAGACCATTATTCTTTGCACCAGTACCAAACATTGCAACATTAAATCTGTTTGCAAACTGAACACCAGTTTGCATTTGTGCTTTAAATCTGTCTATCTTCATGCCATTTTCTTCCTACTTTCTTTCCAAACTGCATCCATACTTGATTTCTTGAATGACTCTATTGGTAAAAATATTGCTATTTCCCAGTCTGCACTATCTACTTTTGCAAATTGACTTCTCACATTTGCAGATAGGTAATGTTTATAACATGCTTTATAGTATGGTTTACCACTAATTCCTTTCAGTAATTGATAGGTTAATTTAAACCTTGTAGTATCATCATACTTATCATTAGTTGTTCTATCGTACAAACTATCTAAAAATTGTGCTCTTAATGAGTGTGGTAGATAGTGTAGATTCAATCCATAAAATCCACCTTTAGCAGGTTCTACTGGTATACACAAGGGAAACCTATCATAGTAAGGTAAGGTTTTTTTGTGTTTTGGGTCGTACATATACATGTACATATCACCAAAGATTTGTCTCTTTCTACTCCTTGCATCTCTTAATAGTTCAGTTCTATTAACATTTTTTATTTGAGATACACGAGTACGAAACCATCTCATGGACTCAGCAGTTCTTGCTTGAATACCACCACGAAATGCTTCTCGTTCTAATTTGTCGAATAGTTTACCTGCCATAATAGTATTTAGGTCATTTTACAAGGTGGTCTTCGGTAATTATTCTAAATTTGTAACCTCTATCCTTGCAGTACTCTCTTGCAGCTTCCCATTTCAGTTGATTGATACCATAGGTTCGTGCTTCTTTCAAGTATCTACCATAAGGTTTATTTTTCTTAGCAGGGGCCTTAGTTTGTTTCTTTGGTTTGACCTCAATAATCTCTACAATCAATTCATTCCTTGCATTCCTATATTTTATCTTGAAGTCTGGGAAGTATCGATGGATTTTTTTGTCTAATCCACGATAAGGTATGGCAATCTCTTCACTTGACCATTCGAGTATATAAGGGTTCTTATCACAATATTTCATGAATCGTAGTTCCCACATAGAACGATAGATAATCTTTGTAGGGTCACCTTTATATTTTTTATATTGTTTTGGTTTGAATCTTCCCTTGTAACTCATATAAATACCTTATACATAACTAAATATAACACAGAGAGTATTTATATGAGTTTTTTTAAGAATCTAAAATCCAAGTTGCTGGGGTCAGTCAAAGAAGACCTTAACTCTGCACTAGGTAGTAAAAGAATGGACTTCAATTCAAAGATAAGTGGTGCATTAGATGACCTAATTGCATTGAAGACTGGTATTAATATATCCAATGTTCCCAAGAAAATATCAGAACAAGCAATAATGTCTGCACAAGATAGAGCGAATGCAGAAAAATCTATTGAAAAGAGAGCTGCAGATTTAGGTAGAAATCCACCATCAAACAGAGATATATTAAAATTCCCAACAGATGATAATAGATTCGTAGATAACTGGATTGTTTTTAGAACTGTTAATAAAAAACATGTACAAGATACCACTACAAATGATGTAGTAGTACCAGCATCTCCAGACAGAAATAGGTCTACTGATTTGAGTTCTGCACAACAATCTGCATTTGGAGCAGGTAATTATGGAGTTAATGGTTCTGAGGGATTGGGTTCTGCACATACCAGAACAAATGCATATACTATTGCATTATATTTTCCAACAGGAGTAAAGGATTCAGTATCAGTTGAATATGAAGCAAAAGAAATAGGATTATCAGACATAATGATGGATGACTTATTGACTGGTGAATTTGGGTCATTATATAATAGTTTGCAACCAGCAATGAAAGAACAATTCATGAAGGCAAAACAAGCAATGGTATCCTTTGAGGCATTCCAATCTGGTACTGTTATTGATAACCCTAAGTTTAACACATATCAAGGTGTATCATTCAGAGACCATAGTTATAGTTTTAATCTAAATCCATATAATGAAGTAGATGCAAATGCTATAACAAAGATAATTCATACATTTAAAATGATGATGTTACCTATGTCATCTCATACGAATCCAAGAAACATGATAATGCCTGCAGAATGGACTATTGATTTCATGGGGCCTATATTAGGACACATAGAACATCCACAAAATTGTTTCTTAAAATCATGTGATGTAGATTATTCTGGTGGTAAAGACATGTCATTTATTGAATCATTTTCATCCTCAGTTGCAGCCATAGAAGATGACCCAGATACAGATGATAATGAAGGAAGAGCAGGAGTTGCTGCAGCATTACAACAGTACCCTAATGGTGTTAATATGACATTAAATTTCCAAGAGATTCTCAACCTTGATAGACTCAGATATGTTCAAAGAGTATCTCCATATGC